CTTACCGCTTCAGGCGGTGCCATCGACCTGAACGGTCTTAGTGCTGCTGTTGTAGATGTCGCGGCTGACAGCATTGCAATCATCGATGCTAACGATAGCAACGCCAGCCGCAAAGAAAGCATTTCAGATTTCTGCAGCGCAATAGCGGGTACCGCCATGAGCGAGTCAAACGGCGTTTTGAACGTCGATGTTGGAGCTGCAGCTACGGGGTTGGCGAACAACGACAGTTTACCTGGCGGCGCGGCAAGTTCGGCTGACCAAATCATTGCTATTCAAGTATTCAGCTAAGAGGAAGCTATGGCGACATTTACAAAAGCACACTTAACCGGAGCAGCCGACGGCGAAGGCATATTGGTCGCTGCCACCAGCGGTTTGGGTGGTGGCTCTCCAAACGGAACGCTGATTCACACAGCGGTAGCAGGAACGACAGCAGGTACGTTTGATGAAGTTTGGTTGTACGCTACAAACACGTCCACGGCTGGCGTGAAACTTACGATTGAATGGGGAAATCAGACCGATGATACCGGTCACATTGAAGTAACCATTCCGCCTGAATCTGGGTTAACGCAGGTTGTACCTGGTTTAATCTTGCATAACACCAAGAAAATCACGGCGTTTGCGGGCACAACAAATGTCATTACAGTCCACGGTTTCGTCAATAGTATCGCGTGATTTATGAGTAGGCGTGTACGAACAATCGGTCAAACGTCAGATGACCACCAGCCCAAGAGAGGCGGGTGGGTCGATGTCTGCCGTCTGAACTTTGCTGATTTGCCGGACCAAACAATGACCAAGAACCAAGAGAATACTGTTGGTGGTCATACGTTTTGGATGAATGATATTTGGGATACGGGTAACAATGCCAGTTGCGCTATCGTCAACGGCACAGGGTTGGTATGCAACTTCAGCAATGCCTCGGCGTCTAACAAGCATTCTAACTTTCTCTTCAAAGGAACAGGGATTCCGAAGTTAGAAAGCGGAGGCTGGCCTTGTTTCCGAGTCGCCATGGTGGTGAACAGCATTACGTTCCGCAGCAATCTGGACGCTGTCAAGTTGGTCGCCACAGGACACGCTTGGGAAGACACGCAACGAATCCCGATGGTCAAAGCCACTTATAGGCGTGAAAACTCATCCAACAACGAGTATCACCTGGCTCACCGAACAGGTGGACCATACTCAACAGGCAGCAACACTAATAGCAGTGACGTTGCGAGCGGCGAACCAAGCACATTGTGCATGCAGTTGTTTATGCGCCCAGAAGCAGGTCGCTGGGAGTTCTCGATTATCGAGGGCGCTACAGTCATTCCTCACACACCTCATGACTCGTCATTCACCAACATCGCGTTTGGTAGAGATTACCGGTCTGTTTTGGCCTCGACTAATGAAGGCTATTGGGATGGAGATAGCAATACCGGGCCGTACCTTGGTCCTTCGCTGTTGGCCCGTTTCAGTGGAGGTACGACAGAGGCTTGCACTATTACTCATTTCTTAGTCCAGAAATACGTTGGAGGTAACGATGTCCGATAGTGCTGATGTTTGTTACGCCATCGACTGTTACCCTCAGTTGGTCGATCCCTACGACGAACAAACAGGTGAAGATATCGAGGGTTTGGGTCCAGGCAAGATTGTTGTGTTATGGGTTCCTGACTCTCGCCGAGATGATATCGACCGCAACGATGACATGCGGCGCTTGGTCACCGGAAAGATTGATGCGATCATCACAGCCGCTGGAGGTTAGCAGACTCATGGCCAGCCGACGCAATATAGCGCGGGTGGGCCGCATTCGACAAAAGACCGTACAAAGACTCGAACCTCAAATAAAAGAAGCACTCGCGCCCCGATTTCAGTTCTCTGCAGGAACGCCGCATGACTTTACGGCACAGGGCGACCTCGTAGTTGAGACAACGACAGGTGCTTTGAAAGTTTCGAGGTTAACAACGACGCAACGCGATGCTTTGACTGCTGCGGTCGGCATGATAATCTACAACACAACAGACTCTAAGTTCCAAGGCTACGCTGGTAGTTCTTGGGTCAATCTTCATTAGGATTCGTCATGACGCTCAAAGCATCACCATCAGACGCCCGCTTCACGTACCAAATGTTCGAAGACACTGACGTAGACGAAAACGTCAAGGTTGATGTAACCGGCGCCGCGGCAACCATGCACTACTTAGACTGTGTCAGCACAGACTCAAGCAATGTTTTATACGTTAAGTTCTTCGACGCGACTGTTGTAGATCGAGGAACCACACCTCCAATATTTGTAGTTGAGATACCTACAAGCGGCAGCAAGCGTATAAACTTTCCCGACGGGATGGAGTTCACGACTGCCGTATCTTACTCATGTGACCAGTCTGGCGGCACTGCGGCAGGTACGGGGGCAGGTACAAATAAAATGACCATACGGTTTGTAGTTACTTGAGGTTGCCATGACTATTTCTATTTCAGACGAATATTCCGCCCCGTTATTTACAGCGACCGCAGAAGATACTGTCGCCGATAATGCCGACCAAGTTGTCGACTCAACTTCGGGTACGTTCTTTACTGTCTACGTAGACAACTCAGCCAACGCATCGACGCAGGTGTACGTGAAGCTATGGGACAATAACAATGCAAGCAACGTAACTGTAGGTACTACCGATCCTGACTGGATTTTCCCTGTTGCTGGAGGTAAAACTAAGCAGTTTTGCTTTCCCGACGGGTTTGCTTACGGAACGGGACTCGTCATGGCCTGTACGACAACGGCAGGCACCGGGGGCACAAGCGCTCCTGCCAGCGATGTTCTCGTTCGAGTAGGTATCACTACTTAGGAGTAATCATGGCTTTGACCCGACAAGAGCGGCGTGAGCGCCGCCGAAACATCATAAAGAAAGCGATTGAATGCGCTGAGGCAATCTTCCCTGAAGATGAAGAAGCTCGACGCGATTGGGTTGCTGCGCTAATAGCAGCCCAACTGGATATCCCCGGTCTTGGAGAGGCAGCAGAGAAGCGGCTATTCTCGATTATGATCGACCTAATTTTTGATATCTTGGACGGAGACGAGTGATGGAAGACGCAACTAAAAAGAAACTTCTCGCAGCAGCCGCCGCTGCAGTCGCAGCTTTCGGGTTTGGTGAAACTCAAATCAGAGACTTGGACAGACGCCTTGCTGCGCTTGAGGAAATACATCCTGAACTCGAACAAGTTGAGTTGGATGAGTTAGCGGAAGAGCTTGAAGCCACCGAACTACCGGATGAGTCCGAGGAAGAGAAGCCTTCAATCGAAGGGCATGATCACCTCAAGACAGACAAGGACGGTGACTGGGTTCCGGCTGAAGAACCTGACAAATCCGAGGAAGAATGATGGAAGCTAAAACCGCTGCTGCTGCTGGAGCCGGAGCGGTGACGCTTCCTATGGCCGCTGTGTTTGGTTGGTTGACCAGTCAGATGGGCGACCTTGAAGACCGCATCCGTGCAATGGAAGTAGACATGGCTACGACGCAACAAGATGTTGAAGCCACTAAGGAATCCGCAGAAGAGATCCACCAAATATTGGACCGTGCTTTCCCAAGAACCGGGGCTAACCCAGGAGGATAACTCAATGTTTGTGCTTTTACTGACTTCATGTGCTTCCGTGGCAATTGCCGACCAGCCTGAGTATGGGTACGGTGATTGGGAAGAACTTGCCAACCGGATTCAAATTTTAGAGTCGGAGGGTGAGTTAATCGATGTTCAACCCATCGTCGCACCCCCAGACGAAGTGGTAGAGCCTGAAACACTTGTTGAAGAAGAAACCCCAGAAGAGGCGATTCCGTCAGAGTAGAGGCCAAGGTGGACCTGGAGTTAATTACCGCACTCGAGACTTTAGGTATCGTCCCCATGTTGATTTACATTTGGTGGACAGGCAATAAACACCAAGAGCAACTCGAAGAAAGAATGGAGCGTCACCGCGTAGAAGACAGAGAGCGGCACGACGCCATGGTTCGAGGGTGGCAGAAGCAACTTGAAGATTTGGAGAACCGTAGCGACATCCGAGTTGAAGCTGTCCGTGAAAGATACGACGCCGTGGTAGATCGCTATAACAATGAAAGAGACAAACTCTTCCAAGAGATTGATCGCAAGCTTGACGACGTCATTCGCTTTTCGGGTCCGAGAAACGGATGAACAAGATGAGCGACGCCGACAAAATTCAACTGGCGATATGCGTCATCGTTGTCGTCATCATGTGGCGTCTTATGTCCTAAGATTGCGGTCTGCGTATCGTTGTTCTCGACTACTCTGACCCAAATCCACCAACTCACTGATCCACTCACCGTAGTTAGCGGGTTCTTCGTAAAGTGTGGTTGATGCCGAAAACGCGACGGCCAACCCGCGCACATGACGCAGTGTCGGTGTTCGAGTCCCCGTCTCGAGACGACTAACTTCAGGTTGTGTTAGGTCAGATCTACGAGCGAGCTCTGCAAGACTCCAGTTACGGTTCTTTCTGTGCTCACGAACAAACTGGCTGAATGCACTTTTCATTGTGACCTCCTGAACCGATAGTAGCTTTATGTTGACGTCCCGTCAAGTTTTATCTTGACACGTTGGTTGAGTCCCTATAGTCTCTGTGCAGAGAGGACAGCATGTGGGATCAACCCAGAATCGAATACCAAGTTTTCAACTCAGCTGACATACTTCATCAGCTTGAGGCACTTGTGCCTGGTTGTTTGGTTTACTTGCGCGTTCGTCGAGGTGCTCGAAGTTGGAAGATTCGATTAGCTAAACTGGATCTTACATCACCATCACTGGAAGGTTGCGAGGCCCAGTTCTACGAAGTTGTTGTACCCATTCACGGGGGTTGGCTTGTCGAAGGCTATTTGCAGCGCGCGGGTGTTCAATATGAAGGGACCGCTCGAGACACCGCAAGCATTCGAGCTTGGAGAGACGACCAAAGACAAGACTTGATTGATGCCGGTAAACGACATCTAAAACTTCGTATTGACCGCGGAGAAGTCAAAGAGTTCGTCGCTGAGACAGCAACGCCGTACCAGTTGATGAATATCTCCTGGGCCATGGAGCGTCCTTATGTGATGAACGTCTGGGCTTGTGGTTCAGGTAAAACTCTGGGATCTCTGCTGGCGTCTCTGCGATGGCCCTTGAGCCCAATCCTTGTGATCTGCCCAGCCAAGGCACGACATGTTTGGTGGAGTCAAGTTCAGGAATACACAACCATCAAACCTTTTCGCGTCAAGCCTGTGTCTGACATACGCAAGAAGGACCAGTCACTCGACGAATATATACAGTGGTGTCATGATTTCAACCAGCGCCCCTTTGTGATCATCGGAGCAGAGTCGTTAGCAGATAACTCACATGTTCTTGACAAAGTGAAGCCACATGTTTTGATCTTCGACGAGATCCACATGCACGGAAGTCAAAAGCGCTGGGTCGCCATACAAGAAGAAGACGGCACCGTATCGTTTGAAAAGAAGAGAACGACAGCCAGTGGACGGAAAGGATCGAAGGTAGACAGAGTCAATCGAGCCGTTGCCATCATGGAAGCCAGTAGGCATCCGTGTGTGAAGCTACGAATCGGTCTAACCGCTACACCACTCGATGACGGTAGACCTCGAAGGCTCTGGTCACAGCTGGATCTCCTATCTCCTGGTGGTTTCGCTCATAGCTACAGACGATTCGCTGAGCGCTATTGTGATGCTCGAGACGGGACTTTTGGAGGACTCGATGACACAGGGTCGAGCCACATCACAGAACTGAGAGCCCGGTGCTCGTTCTTTACACATGAAGTACCCTACTCGGAGTCTCACTCTGAGCTTCCATCGACTCGCGTACAAGTCATGTACCTGCCGTCAGAGCAGCTCAATAAGTCGGAGCGATGGAGTGACGGTCAAACCTTTAATCAAGCAATCAAGTCGTTTCACAAACAAGCGACAAATCCATTAGACAGGGAGCGTGTCATTGAAGCCAGATTGGCTGAGGCATGTAGTAGGAAGAGAAAATACGTCGTCCAAGAGACTATGGAGGGACTCAAGGGCGGCGGCAAAGTCGTTGTCTTCACAGCTCGTAGAAGGGAAACAGAGTTGTGGGCGCATCAGATCCGCAAGGCGCTGAAACGCGGAGACGAGGCTTTGGGCGAGGTTCCGGTTTGGATGGGCCATGGTGGTGTAAGTGAAGTCGAACGGGACGACATGGTCGATTCGTTCAGAGGGTCGGAGGGACCCTGTGTTCTGGTGGGAACAGGACAGGCTTTCGGAACTGCCGTAGATGGTATGCAAACCGCGGACCTCGCCATTTTCGCCATGCTTCCCTGGAAGCCTGGAGACTTTACGCAATGGAAGGGTCGGTTCGATCGACTCGGAGGTCGCGCCACACTTCTTAAGGTAGTGGTTGCATCTGGTACATACGACGAACGAGTGGTCGATATTCTCGTCGAGAAGTTTGGTCCTATTGAAAAGTTCTTGAAAGCAGACGAACTCAAAGGGCTGGACGAGAAACTGCTTGGCCTTGAAGACAAGGAAGCGATTGTGGATAGCATTATTAGTAAGTTGGGGGCCGCATGAAGTGGACCGCCGACGGACTATTCAGTTCAAAGCACCAAGCTTGGGAGACTCCCTCGTGGTTGTTTGACACACTCAACGAGTGGTTCAACTTTGACTGCGACGCTGCTGCATCATCGGACAACGCTTTATGCGATGTGTTTCTCGACAAAGAAGCCGACGCTTTGAGTATGCCGGAATGGCCGGGAGAATCTATATGGCTGAACCCACCATACGGTAGAGCCGTCGGTGCCTTTGTAGCTAAAGCCGCGGAGCAGGCAGCCTTGGGTAAAACCGTTGTTGTGTTGGTGTTTGCTCGAACAGATACACGTTGGTGGCATGACGCTGCAATGAAAGCGCAATACATATTCTTTATCAAAGGTCGTTTACGATTTAACAAAGGCGGTCAGCCTGCGGGGGCGGCACCTGCGCCATCTACGGTTCTTGTGTTCAACGGAGCCGACAATGAAGGTACAACACCCCGAATGCTCACGCTTGAGCGACCATAGCGAAGGATTGGTTTATGAGATTGATTGACGCAGGAAGAAGCGCAAGAGGCTGGTCGAGAATCGGTCAGTTTATGAAGTGCCCTCAACTGTTTGCTTATACCAATCGTATGGATATTGATTTAATCCCCGCCAGTGCGTTGACTCGAGGTTCTATCGGCCACATTCTACAAGCACACCAACACGCAATCTGGGGCGCACAACAAGGCGGTTGCTGGGTTGATGAGAGCTGGATCTCCAATCCTGAAGACTTGATGAGCCCCGAAGACGCAGCCCTCGCTTACTGCGACAAAGAGGGACAAGGGCACGAGCACTTGGATCGAATGATTGAATGCTACCGCAGATACATGGCTCGCTTCCCTGAACCGCCAGGTCGTATCTGGGGAGTGGAATGCCCTGTAACAGCAACGCTCGGAACAAAGAATGGTAAGTGGGGCTTGTGGGTACGCACCGAAGAAGCAGAGATCGAACCGACTCCATTGGACTGTCCGGGTCACCCAGACCATGGTAAGCCGCTCACACTGACTCGAAGACTTGACTTAGCCATTGTAGACCGCTCTGGTAAGTATTGGATTTGGGATCACAAACACCAGGCTCGAGTTGTCGCTTCGAGGAGTGTCGACGCTTACGCAATCGACGGAGGCTTCGCAGCGTTCCGTATCATGGGCAAGCAGATATGGGGTCGCGACTTTGGTGGTGTCGCCTTGAATCTTATTGAGACTCAAGATCCATGGAAGGTCGCACGACCCACCGTACCATCTACACCACACCGAGACACGCACTTTGCCGAGATGCTCTGGCAAGCAGAGCACAACCTGGCTCGACTTGACTTGCGCGGCGATCACTGGTGCTGGCCCAAGGCACAACACGAAACTACCTGCTATGGCCGATACGGTGCTTGCGGCGGAATCCGTATGTGCTTTTACGGAGAATCTTCTCTTCCCCCTGGACAAAGAAAACCCAACTCGCTAAGTTAAGCGAACCCTGAGTAAAAACCCCAATAAAGGAGATGTCATGAACAATGGCACAGCTACGCATCCGTCTGTCATGATCGCGTCTTACGGTAAGCCGAAGAAGCGTAAAACGTCAGATATGCTCGCCGCATTTCCCAAGGCTTTGTTCCTTGGTGTTCCGAGTGCGATCACTCTTGTCGCACAAAACGAACTCGGTTTCACACCTGCAGTTCATCCCAACCCACCCAAGACGCTACCTGAGCTTGTTCAGCTCCTCGAGCAGTTGGCGGCCAGCAATGTTGCGGCGCAGTACGGTGCGGTTGTAATCGATGACGCCAGCCACATCTGCAAGAACTCGATGCTGGTCTGGGAGTCTGAAGCACCTGTTGGTCGTAGCGGTAAGAAAGACCGCTTCTGGACTTACCAACAACTCAACCGATACTTACTGGAGATGTCAGGTCTCGCACGTCACCTGGGCGTCCACCTGGCCATGACTTTCCATGAGCGTCAGCCCGGCTCTAATGCTGACGGACGATTCAGTCCTGGTGGGCCTGACGTTCCTTCTCGAAACCAAACGGAGACGATCCCCTCTTGGTGCGACATCAACGTGCGCGCCATGGTGGATCCCAGCTATCCCGACCCTTGGTTTCCTTCTGTTTACTACTGCGATCCTACCGACAGCGATTGGGTAACCGGCGATCGAACTGGCGTATGCACCAAGCGTACCCCAGGTAATATTCGAGAGATCCTGCGTGCCAGTGAGTCCGACTATCGACTCGACCGAATCGACGGATTAGAGTGGCAGGACGACATTGCAGAAGCTGTCGCTGAAGACGTTGCTGCAAAGGTCGATCCTCGTATCGTAGTTCAAGATGTTGCAAGTAAGGTTCAGAAGAATCCCTTGCATCTTAGATGGGCGTGTCAAGACGGCATCGCTCGTGGTGTCTTGCGGTTGACCAAACAACGTGGGTTGTTTGACTTTACCGTTGATCAGGTCGAAGACAGGAAGAGCAGTGGAGTGCTGCCTCCTCCCCCTCCGACCATTTAACCGGGGCTCAAACCCCATTCCTCAAGGAGAAAAAAGCTCATGACTACATTCATGATTCCTGGCAGTGCATTCGAAGGCGTTACCGCTCTTGGTACCGCTCCCCCCAAAGCTGGCTACTACGAAGTCAGCATCGTCGAGATTGAGAACAAGTCCAGCGACAAGTTCGGCTCTCGTCGGTTCCACGTTCAGTTCCCTAACGGATTCAAGATGTTCGACTTCGTGCATCTTCCATGGGACACGGACAACAACGGTCAGGCTGTTCAGGTTCCTGGTCTGTCCGAGAAGCAAGTTCGCGGACGCACTGCCGCTCTCATCACCATCCTTCAATCTCTGGGCTACTCCTATCAGGAGATCACAGCTGCTCAGGGCATTCACGATGACTGGTTCCTCGCCAGCAAGACTCAGCGTAAAGGTTACGTCGAGTTCATCCCCGGCCAGAGAGGTGTCCAGGGCTCCTACAGCACCATCAAGTCTTGGGTATCCAAGGCTACCTACGAGCAACTCAAGGATACTGAGGTAGCTCAAGCGAGTGCTGCAGCGCCTGCTGCGACTAACAACCTCAACTTGCCGCCTACAGCAGCGAGCGTGGCTCCTGTGCCCACCAATGGAGCGGGCGCCCCCGCCGTTGGTGCTGCTCTGCCACCTCCCCCATCGGCAGCTCAGCAGATCGTTAGCTGATCTTGAGGAGCGCAGGGAGGCATGGCTTTACAGATGCCTCACCCTTTAAGGAGTGTAATGTTGCAACCTCTCAATAAACGCTATGACCCTCAACATCATGGCGCACGATGTGACATTTGCCCACTCAGGAAAGGTGGAGACCTTGCAAGCGACGAATGGTCACCCGTACCGCCTGAGATACACGACGGAGCATCAACCTTAGCTGTAGTTGAATCTCCCGGTCTTGAGGAGGTCGCGAGAGGTCGACCCCTCATAGGCCGTTCAGGCAGTGAATGGGGCAATGCCCTGCTTGCTATTGGAAAGAAACGGCCTGATATCGATCTAACAAACGTCATCCTATGTAAGCCCCCCGGTCAACCATCCGGCGCGTGGGCTCGTATGGAAAAGAAGTTAGACAAAATCAATCGACGACGAAGCAAAGAAGGCAAAGACCCTATCCCGCATCCAGCTACATGCTGCCGTCCGCGGTTGTTGAATCGTGCGTCCGAGTATCGACACATCATCACTCTCGGTAAGACTGCAACACAAGCACTGACAGGCACGAGCGCATCGATTCATGCGTCCAGAGGCGGTCCTGTTTGGGTAGACGAAGAATGGTGTCAAACACCCAGCGGCGGCGCTCATATGGTGATGCCAACGCTTCACCCTTCTTTTGTTGCGCGTTCACCCAGTTGGCGCAGCGTGCTTCATTCAGACTTGGCGAAAGGGTTTCGCTGGTTCGAGAACAGACTTCGATGGCAAGACCCTGAGATCTTGTGGAGACCCACACCCGATGAGCTTGTAGCTTGGTTGAGCCAGGCAGCCCCTTTCTGGTCATATGACGTTGAGACCGACGGGAAAGACCCGATGTCGTGCAAGCTACGCACGATTGCGATTGCAACACCCGACCTGGATAAGATGGGCAAAGCTGCACGGGCAGAGATCGCAACCGTCTCACAAGCCGTCGGTGTCAGCATCTTATCAGCAGACGGTAGCACTCGGTTCTACTCTCCAGAAGACGAAGACGCGATCAAGCAGATACTCATGACGGCAATGACTGATGGTCGAGTATGGGTCGGACACAATGCCGGGTTCTTCGACCGCTTAGTCATCGAGCGCTGGCTTGGCGTCACTCCAGCCCCGCTGGTGGATACACTCTTCCCTACACGGTTCCGCGCACCAGACCTACCCAAAGGACTGAAGACAATCGGATCCATCCTTACAGACGTAGAGCGCTGGGAGACATCCGAGAAAGGTGTGAAGATTGCAACCGGTGCAACAGACGACGATGAGTTGTTGCGCTACAACATTGTTGATTCAGTGGTCAATGCCAGAATCGTTGTACCGCTCATCGATGCCTCATCAAACGCAGGTGCCTTCCGACCCTTGAGCCAAGAGTTCAAGCCTCGTGGGTGGGGTGAAGATAAACCTTGGAACCTGTTCGAGGTAGACCATAAGACTCAAGAGATGTGTCTCGAGATGCACCGCAACGGTGTGTGGGTGGACCAGAAGATCCGCATGGGTCTCGAGATTGAATACACCAACAGTATCGACAAGAGACGAAAGAAGCTGGATGAGATGGCACGAGACATCGGTTTGAAGAAACTGGACATGAAGTCAGTCAACGATGACGGCTTCAACCCAGGCTCGGCAGATCAAATACGGAATCTCTTCTACAACAAATGGAAGCTGTCAATCCCACCACACATGGATTCTCGAGAGTTTTTTACCGAGTCAGGACTACCCGGCACAGGCGATGCTGTACTTCGAGGTCATCTGTCCAACCCTGGTCTGTCGAAAGCGCAGAAAGCCTTCATCTATGAACTACGTCTATACCGTCGAGAAAAGAACAAGATACTCGGCACAGTCCTCTTGCCTATGCAGAGAAGAGACGTCGACCCCAAGAAAGGTCTGGTATGGCAAGACGGTCGTGTCCGCAGCAACTGGAACGCCCACACTACCAGTGTCGGTCGATTGAGCTCCAGTGGCCCGAATCTACAGAACATCGGAAACCGAAAAGGACAAGGCAGGCTCAAGAGTATCTTCGCCGCACCACCAGGTCGAGCCTACATCGGGGCTGACTTAGACCAAGCTCACCTACGAATCACTGCAAGTTTCTGGCAGATACCGCGTCTGCTTGAATGCTTTGTAGAGAACAAAGACCCACACAATCTACTGGCCTATGACATCTTTGGCAGCAAGTTCAAACATGCCGACGGCTGGGGACCAGATGGGTTTAGCCTTCTCAAGAAACCAATAGGCGGACAAGCCAAGGCCATGCGGGATGTCATGAAGACGTTTCGCTACGCATCTATCTACTGGGCAGACCCCAGCACAGTTTGGCAAGTTCTGACCTCAACAGAGACAAACGACGGCAAACTTCCGTACCTGGATATCGAGCCCAGAGAAGTCCGACATTTTCACCAACAATGGTTAGAAGCAGAACCTGAATGGATGGACGCCTGGACTCGAATGCTCGAAATATACAGAGAACAAGGGTATATGGAAGAACCTGTCCTGGGTCGGCGATCTGGAAGTTTGTCTGATGGAAAGAAAAATGAAGTCGTCAACTTCCCTGTGCTGGCCGCTGAAAGTTCACTCATGCGATTGGCAGAACAAGAAATTATCACTGCGTTCCCGTTTGGGTTTGCTGGCCCAGGAACAGGTCTCATCCACCAATGCCACGACAGTATCTGCATCGAAGTCCCCAACGAAGGCGAAGAGCAGTTGGAGAAGTGGCGGCAGCAAGTAGAAGAGTGCATGACTCTGACTGTGCCTGGATGGGAAGTAGTGCTCACGTCTGAAGCCGACATCGGCAAAAACTTAAAGGAAGTCTAATGTATGTAGCTCGATGGTTCTTGGCGCACAGCCGTCAAGATGATGTGTCTGATATCGATTCGTGGTCCCAGACTTTGCTCGACCAACTAAACCTACCTGACTGGGTGGTGGAGGTTGTACCCGGTCGAGACGATTTCCAATCTCGAGCCTCAGCTCTTGGAGGCTGGAAGGCATGGTGCCATGATGTACCCCATGGTTGTAACTATGACGGCACACCCATGTTTCATGGAGTTGTAGTACCTATGGATGTCGAAAGCGAACAGCCAGTAGTGGGACGCGCCACGGCCTCGATCGTCAAAGGATTCCTCGAAGAACACAAACATGTGTTTGGTTGGTGCCCCGAGACACGACGCTTTAAACAAATCACTGCTTTGGAAGACACAAACGAAGACAACTGGAAAGGTTGGTCAGCTGTTGTTTTTTAGACTTGACCGCTAAATGTAGCGTTGTTATTATACCGACACGGAAACCCTGACCCGTAGGAGAAACAATGAAACAGGAAAGACCCTGGATCAAAAAGATTGAGAGCAATGTAAAAAGTCCAACCGGCGACATGTGGAACGTCGAGATTGGAAAGCATACGCTTCTCGTTGGCTCGAACACATCCCACAAAAGCGCGGTCACTCAATCACTTGAGTTGGCGTTAAGCGCTGCCGCAGACGACATCGTCAATCGCAACGAAGTCAAAGACGGGTCTCTACTCATGAGCCTGTCACCCGGAGACTTTCTTGAATGCACGGCAGTCGTTAGCGACGGCACTGAAGCCTACTACAGACTGAACTCAGAGAAAGGCAAAGTAGGTCGGCCCCAACACGACACAGAGGTGGACCTCAGCATGTCGCTACCTTTGCGTCTGGTACGCAAAGCCTTGGCAGGTAGCTCAACTACTGCACGTAAATCATTCGTTCTTTGGGCTGCCAAAGACGCAACACGAGAAGATATACTTGCTCAGATTCCCGCCAACTATCATGCTCGCTACCAAGACCTGGCTGACCACATCGGACGCAACCTATCCGAGATTGAAACACTGACCGCGGTTACTGAGTACGCAGGAAAGTCGCAACGCGAGAGCGCCAAAGAAGTCAAAGGGGCTGAGGCTGTCTTCGACAAGTTGCGCGGAGACCTGGACGAGCGGCCATCCGACACAGAGATATATCATTTCTCTGAAGAAACGAAGCGCCTTAGAGAGTTGCTCGTCACTTCAGCAGCCGGTACAACCGACCCCAACCTCAAACGCATTCAAGCAAACAAGTATGTCTTGGACTGGGCTGTTGATGAAGACATGAGTAGCTGCCCCAGCTGCAGCAGTGAAGTCGGTCACAGTCACCTGGTCGCCTGTGCGACTTACTACGCTGATGCAGAGCGCGGCACAATCGCACAACTCGAAGCTGAGTCCACACAGTCAAACGACTTGGACGCCATCAAGCACCAACTAAATGTGGCTGAGTCCAAACTGTCGCTCATGATTGCTGCGGCAAGTAAGTGGGACACAGTCATGCAAGCCAAAGAGACTGCGCTGAACATGAAGCAGCAGGTTGAGCGATACAAGGAGATGAAGAAGATCTGCGAAGATGCAGTGGGTCATCTTGTTCGAGTGTTCGGTCAGACCTTCTCAGAGGGTGTCAGTGGCTTCTTGCCCGATGGATGGGACTTCGGTATCGAACTCGAGGACCAAGGCCGCGAAGTGTTTCGTATGGGTCTCAGAAGAGACGGTAGACTCTGCTGCGCTTTGTCAGGTGCCGAGTGGGCGGCAGTTACAACTGCGATTGCAATGCAGATGTCAACGTCAAACAAAGCACCATCGGTCTTGATACCTGAAGATCGTGCATGGGACGGCTCGACTTTGTCCGCTGTGATGCGCGCTTTCTCGAAGTACGACGGACAAGTTCTTATGGCGAGCACGATTCGACCCAAGGGTCGGAGCCCAAAGAACTGGACCATCATCGACATGGACAAGTGGCTGGAAGAGCAAATCGAGGGAAAGCCCGAGGAGGAGCTGGAGTTGGGGCAAGTCCCGTCTGAGTTTGTCTCGCGCACCAACGTGACAAGCACTTATGCCATTCGAGTCTTGCACGGACTCGGATATACAGATGAGCAAATACACATGATGCAAGCCGAAGCTGCGGCAAAGATTATCAGTGGTGGGCATCTTGCCTCTTGCACTGAGATCTTATCTGACGGAAACTTTCAAGTAGTCGAAGCCGGTAACTTAGTACCGCTTCCAAAGGCTACTCAGTTCAAATGAAATGCCCTCGATGCGACAGCAAGACACGCGTAAACTCCAGCCGGACGGCGTTTACGCCACAAGGTTGTAAGTCTGCGCGACTTGCCAAGCAAGAGGTGTCATGGTTCACAGATGACTGGGTGTCTCGTGTGCGATCTTGCACCAAGTGCGAGTGGAGAGACTACACAGTTGAAATATGTATAGACGACTTGAAGTCCGGTTGGAAACGACGGACTTGACACGTACCCTCTGAACTCGATAGATTGGGGACAGCCATGCTGTATCTCCTTTCGGTTTGGCTCAGGGTTTAGGCGTCGTCCGTCTGCGTAGTCGGGCGGCGCCTTTTGCTTACGGGATATGAACAATGCTGACCACATCGGAGATAAACAATGACCGTCATGGGAGTGACAAAAGAACCTGAAAACATTTTGAGCGGGCTTCTCGAAGCAGTGAAGAGTGCAGACAGTGAAGCTAAAAAGAAAGCATGGGCAGGAGTACAAGACCCTGACGTGCTCGATGCTTTGGCTGACGAATGGAAGCGAGACAGCGAACGAATCAGTACAATGCTGTCCACCATTGAATCTGTGCCCGGCCAAGTAAACAAGGCAAGGAACCTTCGTTCTGCCATCAAACGTCTCGCAGACGAGCGCATGCAGAAGATCATTGAATCGCAAGTGACAATGATGGAACAAGAAATGCTCGCGCTCTGCACAATGAGCGCAGCACTCGGTGCCAGCGCACCGCCTGCAACCGTCGTGGAGAAGTCCATACTCGATATGCTACGTGTGCCGCGAGGTTATGAGATTGACGTCTCTGGCGTCTACCGCCTTAGTGCGGGTATGGATGGTGACATCAACCGGAGTCGCGTGGCGCCTGCGCCCATCTTTATTTCGGGCCGTACCATCGACGTGCTCACCGGAGAAGCGAAGCGACAAGTCGTTTGGCGCGGTCCCGCCGGATGGTGTTCGAGAGTCATCGATCGCCGGACGATCTTGGACACCTCGCGTATCATGTCGCTGGCAGACCTCGAGGCGCCAGTCAGCAGCAACCATATCTCACAAGTGGTTTCTTACCTGGCTGACTTCGAAGCCGAGAACAACCATCGATTCCCCGCAGTGCAGTCGGCGTCTCGCATGGGGTGGCTGCCAGACGGTGGGTTTCTTCTGCCAGACAAACACTACACGATTGACAAGAAGCCATCGTCATTCGCATTGACAGCACCCCCAGGATTGGAGACCATCTCACAAGGTTGGCAATCCAAGGGTAGTTGGGCCGACTGGCGCTCAGCCATCGAGAACGTGCTCGAATACCCGTACATGATGATCTCAATCTACGCATCTGCCGCGGCACCCATCCTCGAAGTGTTGAAGCTACCTGGCTTCGTCGTGGACTTCAGTGGTGAGACTTCAGGCGGTAAGACTACTGCGCTTCGATTGGCTGCGTCTGTATGGGGTAAACCATCTGACAGCTACCCCACTGCCATGTATAGCTGGGACGCCACCAAAGTCTGGATTGAGCGCACCACCGGATACTTGCACAGTCTGCCGCTCATCCTCGACGAAACAAAACGCGTGCGTCATCCCCGGATGATTCGCGACGTCATCTACGACTTCTGCCAGGGTCAAGGCCGCGGTCGCGGCAACCCGGATGGTACTCGCCGGATTGATTCTTGGCGCACGGTCCTCATCAGTTCTGGAGAAGGTGCTGCGACCTCGTTCAGTCAAGACGCAGGTACTCGAGCTCGTGTGCTGAGTCTGAAGGGCAAGCCGCTGGGCGATGACCCCAAGGCAGGTGGCAAGATGAGCGAGAACCTACAGGTCGATTTGGCGGGCACCTACGGTCACCTGGGGCGGCGCATCATCGAATACCTGGTCAGCAACCACAAGAACTACGACCGCATCCGTGAAGTCTTCCGCAACTCCAGGGACGGCTACGCGGCTATCGCTAAGACAGCAGTGGCTCGAAGACACGCGGCTCACCTGGCTGTACTCGAAGTGGCTGCCAGTATTGTTCACCAGTTGGGTGTGCCCAAGCCTGTTGAAGATCCCTTCGCCCACTTGATCGAGAGTGCCTTTGCCGCAGGTGAAGACGCCGACCGACCCTTGGCTGCAATGCAGGACTTGGTCAGTTGGTGCGCTGCAAACCAAAGCAAGTTCTACGGTCGACACGATACGTCATCGATGGGCATTGCACGCGTACCCAACTCAGGTTGGGGCGGTAGCTGGAGCGGCAAGGACGACTGGGACTACATTGCAGTGACGGCGCTCACAATCCGTGAGGTACTCAAGGAACTGGGCTACCACCCTGAAGAACTCCTTACTCGATGGGACGAGCGTGAGTGGTTGTACCGTGGCCGCGGTCGAAACAGAACTCGAGTGGTGCGCGTGGATGGTGTGTCGATTCGTTGCTACTGCATCAAGAGAAGCACCGCAGACCTGGCATTGGAAGACTGATGCCGATCTACGAATACCAGTGTCCAGTCTGTAAGAAGAAGCAAGAGATGCTTCAACGCATGGACAAAGCAGAGGCCCCTACCTGCAAGCCATGCAAAGTAAAGACACAACGTGTCGTGTCCAGCACCACCTTCTCTCTCAAGGGAGACGGTTGGTACAAGGACGGCTACGGGCTCAGAAGCGAGTAGCGTAGGCTACTTGCCGATGAGTGCTTCAAGAAGCTCAACGACCCCCTTACGGGTCTTCCCTGCATTCTCAGCCGCCAGCAGTGCAGCAGCATAGGCACTGTAATCATTGGCGGCGAGGGCCTTGCGCAGGTTCTTCACAGACAGGTCAAGAAGGTTCATGACTTCGTCAGGTACCTCAGAGTCTTCTGATTCTTCGGTGGGGTAGGACTCGTCTACTACAGTCGCGCCCAGTTTCTTGATCAACTCAGAGAGGTGATGGAACGAGCCATACACAGAAGCCGTGCCTTGGCCGCTTCGCATACCTTCTGTGATTTCAAGGTGTTCAATCTCAAGGTATTTTGAAAGAGGATTGTAGGCCCGATTCCACATCACTTGAGTATCAGGCCCACTAAACTTAAAGGTAAGACAAAGCATGGTTTCTCCCAGAGTTAACCCCATAACTTGTATAGTCGGTCATCTCAACCTACTTGTCAATACTGTTAGACCTTGTCGTTGCCTGTGTACCAGAGAGCGAACGCATCCAACAAACAAGGCACCCAGACAATCGACGTAAACAGCAGAAACTCTTGTATGATATTCACGGCGCTCACACGTCAGGGTTTCGGTGACGCTTGACTGCTTTGATCGCGGCACGAGCGATGGAGTAAGGGTGCCGACCCTGACTGGAGACGAGGCCATTGGGGTTGGCTACCACTTGCACCAGTCCATGGTCTTTGATGTCCACCAAGTAGATGTACGACCCTGGACGTGTTGCTTTAACTGACAGGACTTGTGGCATCAGGCTTCCTCCCTTACTACCTGCGCGAGCGGGTTCATGGTTAAGTGATTGAGACTGCGGTAAACATCGGCGTACACCTCGTTGAAGGCTTCGACGGCGTGTTTGGGGTCCATGCCGTTGACGATACAGAGGGTCGCCAAGCAGAGCATGATTTCGCCTGGTGTACGATCGTCATCGACGTGTTGGTCTACCAGGTCGTAGAGTGCTCTACGCAACTCCAGTGCAGGCTCGACGCGTTGGGCCGAGGAACCTTTGTTGGTTGGGTTATTGGACATGTTGATTCTCCTTTACAGTTGGGTTTAGTTGTTTGATTAAGTTGCCAATGAAGTAGCTGCACTGAGGTACTACCGCGTTTCCAAGACATCGATTTCGGTCCACCCGATGGGGAACCCCATCATCCACTCGCGGTGGTTCGGTGCGTGGGGTCCACCGAATCGGCCCGATAGACTCTTTCTCCATTTGCCCGTGCGTCCCTGTCCACCTCCGCGACAACTGCCGTAGCTGCTCGCTGTCGGCGTGGGCAAGTATGAAAACTCGTCTCCTTCGATGCCACGCTCCCACGTCAGCGGCTGACAGTCGAAGTGGCACGCTGGCATACCCGATGGCGTGGAGTCGGCGCCGCACGACGGGCACCCACCGCTTCCATGTGTGTTGGACGTTTTCGATGACGATCCATTCGGGTCTGAGTTCGTTGGCGATTCGCTCAAACTCAAACCACAATCCGCTTCGCTGACCTTCCAGTCCTTGTCCTTTCTGGTTGGAGATGGACAGGTCTTGGCAGGGGAACCCGCCGCAGAGTAGGTCAACAGGCTCGAGGTTGTGGGCTCCGACGTCTTCGACATTTGTATACCTCTTGGCTCGGGGCCAATGCTTTGCGAGCACCTTGCTCGCGTATTCGTCTTGTTCGACCTGCCACACGACATGACCGACTTGGGCAGTCTCGAGCCCGAGACCCAGACCACCGATACCTGCAAACAGTTCACCGATACGCATGTCACTTCCTCCGAGACTTACGTAGGTCTGCGCCCCAAGTCTCAGCCAGTGCCAAACGAATCAGTTCTACAGCGCCAGGTCCGAGTCTTGGTATCTCCAGTAGATCTTCTTTACTGTGTCGAAGTAGCTGCTCGACAGACCGAATCCCTGCGTTGGTCAACAGGTTGGCGATTCGTTTCGGGAGTCGTAGCGCGTCGAGTTCCTGCTCTTCTGCCTGGAACACAGGACCGTCGACTTCGTCTTCGTGCATAGTTGATTCCGAAACTACTTCGATTCTATCTTGCTGCCAGTCTGAGTTCGGGTAGTACCGAATATCCGCGGAGCCCTCGACCATCTCCACAAGAACCCCCGCGGGCAGACTCGGTATGGTGCTGGCCAGCTTGAGCAGCTTCGCTGCTTTGTTTCGACTGTCCTGCGTCAGAGACGTGTCGTCGCTGTTGAGCGCCCACTTGACCAGTCCCGTGACCGTCAGGTAGCTGCTGCTGTGTACTATGTATTCGGTTGTCATGGCTCATCCCTCATAATCTTGTCGGCCTGTTCAAGTGTCGCACACTCAGCCCAGAGAGTGGGGCAGGTCCAATCCTCGTCGTAGTCAGGAAAGATAGCCAGCGCAGCCGTCCCGTCGAGTGTCGCGCCTTCGGGGAACCAGACAACGCTGTTGTCGTTGTGGTCGATGTAGCCCTTGACGATAATGTTACCGCCGAGTCTCCAAGTCTCCCAGATAGAGCCCTCGATCATCTCAGGGTTGGGTCGACCGCACTGTCTGCACATGTGCAGGTCGCCCCAGAAAGTGTCATATGCTTCGCAGCACGCAGTAACTAAGCGGTCGGATTTCATAGTTCTTCCTCCCAGTATTCAACGGCCAGGTTTTGGATGACGTCTTCTCCACCGTAGTCATCCATGTCCAGTTCGCCTTCGTCGAGCGACATCACCTTGATGTCGTTAAGGTATCCGCTCTCGATACCGACAGATGGGTCGGCGGCTTCCCACAAGCCCTCGATAAGGACCTCGGTGGGCTCATGCGTTTCTGTATGAAACAGCAACGCGTCGAAGGCAATCATACCCGTCTTTGCGATCGAGTAGCTGATTGTGATGGGGTATTGGATTTCGGGTTGACTCATCGGTCTGTCTCCTTTACCTGTCCACGACAGGCTTTCTTGTTTTGTTGTTTCTTCCTATCGACATGGGCTCCTGCCCCAGGGTGTCGCCAAGCCTGTACAGCCAGCCAGTTGCGGCGTCGAATACGAGCCGCCTTGCGCTTCTCACGAGCGTCGATGCCTGCCTGTACAAACTTTGATTCTGCGCTTTTACTCATCACTCACCTCCCTTCGCGTTGGGGGTGGTGCTTCCATCGCACTGGGGGCAGCGATGCTCTCCAAACGGCACAACTCGTACCTCACTGCTGTCTCCCACCCACCCGCAGCGGGTCTTCCCAGTACCGGTTCGGCTGCCGTAGCATCGGACTGTCACCCCTGAGAGAACTCGCCTCTGCTCTCTAAGTTGTTGTTGCTTACTCATCACTCACCTCCAGTTGTTGGGGTTACCGCATTCTTGAATAGCGGCCTCGATTAGTTCACTGTCTCGGTAGTCTTCGCCGCCCCGAAGTAGCGCGTTGCCCCCGTTGCAGTCTTCGTCCTCTGTCCATTGGCGCGTCGAGGCGCACGCTGTGAACCTACGACCAGCAACGACGAACGACACGTAGTCGCCCTCATTACCGTGAGGCAGTGGTTCGTTGTCGCCCAAGACAGGGAAGTCGCCGTCGTTTATCTGAAACTCACCAGGTCCGTGCTCACGTACCAGGCTTTTAAGTTCTTGTTCGTTCATCACTCACCTCCTTCTGATACTTGGTAGTCGTGGATGTCGATGATCTCAGTCTCAACAATCGCATCATGTCGAAACCCATAGTCGCACTCCGATACGATGTCTTGAATCGACTTTTCGGTTTGTCCTGGCTTGAGCACCAGCTTCACTTTGATATAGACGTACTCTTCCATCACTCACCTCCCTGGGATGCTTCACGGTACGCTGCAAGCGTTTCAATGATTCGGTGCATAGCGTCAGAGTCGTGGCCGCCAACGTGCCACTCGTTGATTTGACTGGGGTGTAGACCATCGGCACCCAGGTAGTTGAAGCCGTTCTTCCAGTTGTAGATAGCTACGACAGTACCGTCGTCGAACTCGACGTTCCATTCACAGTCGATTTTGTAACCATCCGACTCAGTGGGCTGACCAAACAGAGTCTTCAACGTGTCGTAACTGGCAGAGACGTAGCCCTGTAGATAAGTACCGTCGATGTTGACGTCGGTGTCGTTGTGGGTCTGGTAGTTGATTGTGTCAAGCATGTTCACTCCTTTGGGCTCCTGCCCTGTTGACTCTTAGATAATACCAGGTCGTCAGTATTATGCCAGTCTGGTAGTAATCTCCTGACATTCTCTTGACATTCTGCTACGACTGTAACGACAATGTTACGACCCGTCGTAGCACCTGATAATGCAGGATCAAAGCGAGCTCTCGACTGATTTTTTCCAATGTTACGACCCCTGCGTTGAGAGGGGGTTCTGAAAGTCAGATTTACGATTTATCGGTTAAGTCAGTGAATCGGCCCTCTCACACGTACCTATAGAACACTTCATGTCGTAACATAGATATTTTTGGCTCATTGTTTCGGTCGAACCTGCTGTCTCGATGTAACGACGGGGTCGTTACAATGTCGTAGCAGTCGTAACATTTCGGGTGTGTTATACTGATCTCATGGATGACATGGACGAAACAACTGCCCCAGCGAATCAGCCGCTCTCGATCGTGCCGACAATCGTTGCCGCGGTCGGCGAAGAAGAGATCGTCGAGATGCTGGTCGAAGAGAGTCGATTCAAAGGCGAACCAGAACTTCGAGCGTCGGCGGCTCGACTACTCGAAGCCGGGTACACCGTCTCGAACGTTGCTCGAAGGCTCAAAATACGTGCCTCGACGGTCTGGAAGTGGTCATCTGAGCCTGAGATCGCTTCCTCGATCAGAGCCGGGGCCGAATATCGACGGAAAGTAATAGGCCAAGATCTCGAATCCGCCGCGGAAGACGCTCTATCGGCCCTCGTGGAGATAGTTCGTGACCCCGGCATCAATCCAAAAGACAGAGTGAAGGCTTCAGAGGTTATTTTAGACCGCTGCGGCTTGATTTCCGGCCCGGAATCGGGTCAAACTACTGCCGTCGCGGTCGATATTGACTTCGATGAGCGTCTGGCTCGCATCGTAGCCGGAAACCGGAGTTAAAACATGCACGGACAATCCCCAAAAATGGTTATCATGGTCAAAAAAGCGGCCATGGGCGACGAACACCCCGACTTTTCCGGTCCCGGCTTCGCAAAAGCCCGGAAAATGATGATTATGTCGGCCTCCGACCCGGAAGAACCGGAAACTATCATGGAAGAGCCGCCCGAATCGCCGGATATGGCCTCTGAAATGACGCCGGACGACCATGCTGAGATCATGGAAGTCGTCAAGGAACTTCGGAAGGCTTCAAAGAAGCACGCCGGACAGGCTGACCGTCTCGAGGCACTGTGCGACCGTATGATGAGCAAGTCAGACGACGAAACGCCGGACCCTGACGTCTATGGCGGGGACGCTCGAGAGTTAGAGTAGTCCAGACACGAGAAAACCCCCACCGGATGACGAAATGTCAAACCAGTGGGGGCGGGAGTGAACTTTACAGTTGACCTTCGGTCACTGGTAACGTATCACCAGTGAACCGGGTCGTCAAGATCGGAACTGTTGCAGGTGTTCGGACAGCTGACTTAGGCTCAACTGTATCTCGTGACTGAACCCTGACTGACTAAGCTTGTCCAAGTCTTCGAGCCACATGGCGACCACACGCGCGTCTGGTCGGTCCGTCTCGATATGGGCGCCGGTTAGCTCCTCTATCTTATTCTCGAGCAGCCCAGCCGCCGTCTGGACGGCTTCTACGGACTCTCGGATAGATTGGGTGTGTTCGTGGCGCGTTGCCTCGCTCGATTCCTCCACACCATGCACTGCGTTTTCTATACGGAATGCATGCGTGAAGATAGAGTCAGTCTGTGTCTCGAGCGTTTCGATGATCTTTCGTGTATTCATGGGTCACCTCCTCAGTGCTTGTGGTAGTCGATTTTGGTTACGGTAGCGTCCCAGCATGCGCGACAGTCTCCGCATTCGTTGTCCTGGGTCGGTGCTGGGCATTCGTGGCCGTCTCCGTGGTTGACGGTCGAATAAGGGATACCGTCGCGTTTCCATGCCTTCGGTCCGTCCACACCCAGCATAGGCGCCGACATGCGGATCACCAGGTTTTCGGGCCAGTCTTTCGTAGCCTTCTTTACCTTGCGAACGGCTGCGTATTCCTTAGACGGAGCCCAAAACTTGACGTTTGGTAGCTGACGAGCAACCTGTATCCATCGGTTGATATGCTCCACGGATTGAAAGTCTCCACTATCGTGGATGCGAAAATATGCATCCGCGGGATTCGTGTAACGCTCGATCATGAACGTCATGGCCTCGACCCACCGCGGACGGTCGATGGCTGCCAGACGTCGATGCAGACCCTTTTGAACGGATGGCGTTCCGTACTTACCGCGGAAGGCATAGCAACCCGCACAGACCGATCCCTTGATCTTGCGCAGTTTCGATCCAACGTTACACTCTGACGCAGGTAGCGACGTGGAATAGCCAGGCATTTTAGACGGTTTGCCCAGTCCTGACGCGTGACCGATTATTTCTTGTGCCTCTTTAACCAGCATTGTTTACTCCCTTGCCGAGTGGGTTGTGTCTCGACATGTTTATAGTTTATAGGACCTATACCGGGTTGTCAAGTATAAAACAAAATAAAATCGATACACCAGTTTAAACCGGTCGAACCGTCGGGTGCTCGAGGTTCCGCCGGTCGTCCGTTTCTTTGGTCCGTCCGGTCCGTCCGGTCCGGAAACTATCACGAGACGCGCCGCTTAGTCTTGTCCGGTCAATACGTGAGCTCGAGGTTACTCGAAGAACCGCGCCGGATCTCCCTCTTCGCCGGACGCCGGACATAATATAAAGAGATCGACCGTCGCGGATATGGTTTGGCGGTTTCGGTCGCCGGTTCGCCGGTTCGCCGGTTCCGGACTCCGGACGCCGGACCCGGAACTATCATCATACCTCGAG